TTTGTGCACGACTAACAAAAGTAATGCACTTGATAGAGCACGGTCCGCAGACTAGTACTCTTCCTGCAACTGCACCCCCAAAAGGAATGCTACAGTGACCCTAATTCTCAAAACCATCATGCCATTTAGCATCCAGATGATCGTAAGGGTCAACCAATGTTGTCCAATTCGTTGTAGAACTGGTAGACAGATCCACCGCCGCTCTTTGTTGGAGGGCAATGTTCAGTTTTCTCATTGTTTCGTCATAATACACTTCGCCGTGTTGGTAAGCGAAGGCCTTCAAGTCATTCAGGTTATCGTATAATGCGGTGTGTTGATCATCACATTTCCGAATCCAATTCGACAATTCTGTCAAGGATTTCTCCTCAATTGGCGAATTCATTCTAGAAGGCATTCGTGCATTTCGTGTCCATCGTCTTTTCAAATATGAAGTTTCACCTTCCAATTGAGTAAAGTCCGGGCACGTTCCACCTCTCTTTAGCGCATCGGTGTAAGTGATGCGGTGGTCACTAAAATACTTTTTGAGAGTATTAAAGTTAAAGAAGTGTTGTACGTCAGGATGGGGGGCTAACACATGATCATCTCCGTAGAAAGTCATTTCAAGGTAATCCCACACCATATCTGGCGACAAACTGAATTTAGCATCTTCTGCCATCTTCAGGAAAGCTGTTACCATATAAAGTAGATTGCAAAGTCCGTTAAAATCCGCGGTTATAGCCATTCCTGACGGTAAACCTTGGGTCTTAAACACGATTGTATTTCCACACAAGGAATAGGCATAGATAGCATCCTCCAAAATGACCTGTCTGGCCATCTTGTCAGCTTCACTACCCCCGTACCAAGCGTTTATTACATCAACCGCTCTCATCATTGTATCTGGATCTAATCGTCCGTCCCACTCTTTAAAATCTCCTGCTATAACTTTGCCGCCGAAACGGTTTAGTCGTCGAAAGAGCGTCGTCCAAGCGGGTCCTTCTGGGTCGATACCAACTGCTGAGGGCAATTGAGTCGCGTGTTGATTCATTGCAGTCACAAACGCACCGAAGTATTTCCGACAAACAATTGTATAATGCAAAGGCATGCAATCAAAAAGCCGTGTAGAACCTTCCGCTATCTTCGCCAACGACCTCCTCTCATCCTTTAGATTTAGGTAGGTCAGGCTAAAATATCTCTTACCCATTCGGGCAAGCTGTTCGTATTCATCCACTGCTTTTCTTAAGTAGGAGTTCTCAATCCGATAAAGTTGATCTCTATTTTCTGAAAACAGAAATCTCTTTCCTTTCGCTCCCACTGGTTTCCATTGCTTATACGGTAATCCTGGGCTCGTCGCCATGTTAATGCGACTATATCCGGCTTGGGGCACTCCATTTATTGCCTCCGATTCAGTCAGTACCCGTTTAGTCATTCCTACTGGAACCACTCTCATCAACCTCGCGGTAATAAGAGCAGTAGCCAGAGACAACAAACGTTGGCAAAATGGTACTGTACCTAGAGCATATTTTCGATAACCGAAATTCAGAGGGGTGTACTCTGGATCTTCTTTCCGGTCGGAAGAAAGTCGCTCATCTTTCTTCCCTTTCACACTTGGGCCTGTCAAAACAGGGAATGCTACTCCATGAATTGGTGTTGGGACTATGTCAGTCTTGAAACAAATACGCTCAGCAAAGCGCGGTTTCATCGTTCCAGCATAACCAGTCCTTCCTTCAGGAACAACATCCACTGTTTCTAGTGAATCATCCCAAAACGAGTAATCTCCCATTACTCCGTGTCCATAGGGTGAAGACATCACATCGACGACAGCGTCTAACGATTGAGTCTTTAACCCTATTTTCCTTGCAGCTTGGATGTTATGTTCTAACCATTCCTGACATATGGGCGCTGCATACCCATAGCTCTGGTTCTCAATTCCAGCAACATGCACTCCACATATCGTTCCAGCTGTTCGTGGCGACCATGCACACAACACAGCCCCACACATTCCTTGATACGTGCTCGCCGTATACTCGAATGCCACTGGCAAATTGAAGAACTCCTCTCCGTCTCCATGCTCATATTCCAACTTCGAAATCAGTCTAGCCCCCACGTTCGTTTGGGTATTAACTGAATCCTCCGTTTGCCACGCAAGCAATCCTGCAAACTTCACTAAAGTCAGAACATCGTCCTGCTTCACTAGATGTTTCCTGATGTCCGGAAACACTTGCATTCTTGAGCCGAAAAAGACCAAAGCTAAATCATCACTAGCGCAATCCTGTTGAGCAACGCACCTAAATACGTTCTCTCGGGACAGCACCAGCTCAGTGTCAATTCCATTCTGTGTCACATACACAGTCTTCTCCTCCTTGGCCTTCCAATCAAGGAAAAAGTGGTAGGGCATGATAGCAGTTCTTCCTGCAACGCCTAACCCTTTTATTTCACGCGAGCGGGTGACCTCTTCACCATCACGCCGCGGTGATGAAGCGGCACGCCGCGCGCAAGAGGTCGCGGAGTTGGTCGACACGTATCCGGGACAATCGCACGAGCA